AGCCTCCGCAAGTTCCACGGAAAGTTCCGCAGTCATTGCTTTGGCAAGGGACACGGGAGTCGCATAGGTTTCGTTGCCGTTTGTATCCTCCGTGATCTTGGAGTAGTAAAGTTTATCAAGACCGATTGTAGCCATATTGTTCAATCCTCCGTTTCATAAAGTTTCGCCACGTCAATGGCGTAGTGGTGGAAGCCGGTATCGTCCTCGTGTCCGATGTACCGCCTGTCCGTGACCGTAAAATCAGCGGCAAGGAGCGCAATGCAAAGCTGCTTCCTGCGCTGCATATAATTCCCCTTGGAGAACAGGGAGAGCCGCGCCTCCTGCGTCTCGTATCCAGGAGCATTGTCCGCATGAAGTTCATAGGTGTCTGCCAGCGGAGTCACCACGACATATTCATCCGGCGGCTCATCGGAAAACACGCCTGTCTCCACGGAAAGACCGCAGTCCGTGACCGCAGCCTTGATTTCAGATAACAGGCTCATATGCCGTTCACCTCCGATTCCAGTTTTGCCTTCATCGCATCAATGCAAGCCTTCCTCGATGCCGATTTCGCAGGCTTCAAAAACGGCTTTGCAGGCTGTCCGCTTTTGCCGTATTCGAGAACGGTCGCTATCTTGGCATTGCTATCGCCGTCAGACCTCGGTTCGGCAAAGCCGACCTTCACATTGAAATCGCCGTTTCTGTCCTGCAGGGCAGGTGATGTTCCGAGAGCGGACAAAAGCTGACCCGTGGAACGTGACGGCTCCTTCGTACCTGTCCCGATAACGGATGATAGGTTGGAACGCACCCTGTTTTCCACGACTTCAGCACCCGCCTCCAGAACCTTTGGAATGATGGTGTCAGTTTTGTCCGCAAGCCTGGAAACCTTCATAAGAAACTCCTCCGGCATTTTCCATGTCGCTTTAGCCACTCTTTTTCACCTCCGTCCCCAGCACCTCAAGGTACATACCTCTGCCTTTCACATTCTCCACGGAAGTGATCTCAAAGGTATGCCCGCTGCAGAGTATCTTCATTTCCGTGGTGACCGTAACGCCGGGTATCACGCGAAAACGGAAAAGGTCGGTGGCGGTCGAGTAGGTGGCCATATTTGCCCATTTCTCGCTGCCGTGCCGACCTTCCCGGTAAGCGCGTACCTCCGCAACGGTCACATCCGTTTCCGTCTTAAAGCCCTCATCGTCCTGCGTGAACTGCTTTTCCACGATAGAGATAAAGGTATTCATCTTTCCGAAGCTCATAGTCACACCTTCCAATCCCGGTCGAGCCGAAGAAGGAGGTTGACCGTGTTCCATACTTGCTGCGCCGCATTCGTGTTGTCAGCGAAGAAACCGCCCGTGGAGCCGTCCCTCGACTCATAGAAGTGGCTTGCCAGCATGATGACCGCCTGTTCCGTGGTCGCAGGCATGGCGTTCTCCGAGTAGTAACCCTCCGCAATGTGCTGATAGCTTTCCGCATAGGAAACGGCGGCAGTAATGTAGCCTTCCAGCAGTTCATCATCCGCCGAATGCGTAAGAATCAGATTTGCTTTTACTTTCTCAAGCAGAGTATCCATCACCGCCGCCTCCTTTCCCTTAAGCCGTCTTCATCTTCAGAAGCTGGATGCCCTCCGGCAGGATGACCTTGCCGTCCACACGCTCTGTAGCCACATAGCCGATCTGACCGTTGGTAGCGTAAAGTTCGTTGAGTCTCTGCACGGTACGCCCTGCGCGATCACCGATCCAGTAGTTCTTGAAATCGCCGAACGCCACGGTAAGCGCACCCGCCACCATAGTCGGAACATAAGGCGAGGTGTAAAGGTCGTAGCCGAGCAGTCTGTCGGGCTGACCCGCCTGGAGCGAAGGCTGCCACAGGTATGCGCCGTTCTGATCCTTCAGCTTGCGGATGGCGGAGATGGTCGCATCGTTCATGAGGAACTTTGCGTTCCTGCGGTACGGGGACTTCAGCGCATACACAAGGCTGATAAGTTCGTCCGCAGTGATGGCGTTGTTCGCCGCTGCCGTAACGCCGACCGTGCCGCCGCTTGCGGTAAAGATACCCGTAGGCTGGTTGGTGCCGGTACCCACGCAGAACGCCTCCTCCTCGGCAATGCCGAAGGCTCTGGCAAATTCCTTCATGAGGTAGTCCTCGATGTCGAATGCGGAATCCTGCAGAAGCTCCACGCTCACACGGCAAAGGTCAGTCAGCTTGAAAGCATCGATCTGCTTCTGACCGAAGGTCGGATTGCTTTCGGTGTACGCGGCGTTCTCCGCAGTCCACTGTGCGGTAGAGTGTCCCGTGGCAACGGGAATCTTGCGTTCATGCTGTGTGGTGATGACCTTGGCAAGGGAACGGATCACGTTCTCTTCCTCAAGAGCGGTCACGATGTCGCGCTCGAAATCTTCCGGCACGAGGTAGCCGCCGTCAGCGTCCGTACCCTCGGACAGCACATTGTGAACGAGTATTTTGCCGCGAAGATGGCGGTCAAAATCCTCCTTGTAGGCATCGGATGCTCTGCCGACCTTGTCAGGTTTGATGGACGCAGCCCTTTCGGGAGCCTCGGTGATCGGCTGGTTCACGGGCTTGCTCAGTTCCGCTTCGATGGCGTCCCTGCGCTCCATGCGCTTGATCTCGTTGGTGAGACTGTCCAGGTCATGCTCCATCTTGGAGTAGGTGGCGTCATCCTCTGCGGAAAGGACGCCCATGTCGTTTCTGTGGGTATCGAGGAATCCTTCCATCGTGTTCCACAGCTTGGCTCTCTTGTTTCTCATCTCTGTAATAGTCATGGTAAAATCCTCCTTGCTTAAAGCAGTTTTTTGTAAAGAGACGCCCTCAGTTCATCGACCGGGCGTCCTTCGGGTTTCTTCTCCGGCTTGACCTTCGCCTTGCCGGAAATCTTATTGATGAGGGAGCGTTCCACCGCTGACGCGGCGAATTCGTAACCCTCGGCTGTCGCTGCGGATTCGCGCTTTTCATCCGTTAAGATACCGTCCGCAAATCCAAGTTCGATGGCTTTCTTGGCGTTCATCCAGGTGGTATCGTCCATCATGTGCGAGAGTTGCGTATGCGTAAGCCCCGTCTTGATCTCGTAAGCGTTGATGATGCTTTCCTTGACTTCGGAGAGCATATCGATTGCCTTTTCCATGTCCGCATGATCGCCGAACGCCATCGTTGCCGGGTTATGGATCATCATCAGAGCGGTAGGAGCCATCAGCACCTTCGTACCCGCCATAGCGACCACCGATGCCGCAGACGCCGCGATGCCGTCCACTTTTACGGTCACATCGCCCTTGTAGTCCATCAGCATGGTGTAAATCTGACTGGCTGCGATGCAGTCCCCGCCGGGCGAGTTGATCCAGATGGTGATGGGACCGCTGCCCGCGAAAAGCTCCTCCTTGAACATTGCCGGAGTGATATCATCATCAAACCAGCTTTCCTCGGCTATTGTGCCGTACAGTTCAAGAACTCGCTCTGCGGACGGTTCTTCGTCCGTCTGATTTTTCCAATTCCAGAACTTCCTGTTCTTCATCGGATTCGTCCTCCTTTCCGTTGTTGTCTGTATCTGCAAAAGCGCCCGCCTGTGAAAGCGGGAGCATATTGCCGTTAATGAGATAGAGGTCGCCGCCGTCCTCCGCAGGAATGCGGTCGAGGTTTTCCAGTTCACGGATGTCGTTGGCGCTCATCCATCCGTTCTGTCTTGCCGTGGCGTATCCGTTCATGCGGCTTGCGTAATCGCCACGGAGCAGTCCTTCCACATTGAATTTCACGAAGTAGCTCTTTTTCTCTGTGGGCGAGAGGAGTGTCCTCTGTATTGACTGCTCCCATCTGACCACCCACGGATCGAGCGTGTATTTGACAAATTCAAGCGACTGCTGCTCGATATTGGAAAAACTGGATTTCTCAAGGTCGCCGACCATGTGAGGCGGCACCCGGAATATCCTCGCTATCTCATTGATCTGAAATTTCCTGGTCTCCAGGAACTGCGCCTGCTCCGGCGAGATGGAAATGGGCGAGTATTTCATGCCTTCCTCCAACACAGCCACTTTGCCGGAATTGGAACTGCCTCCGAACTGGCTCATCCATGCATCCCTGACCTTCGCCGGGTCCTTGATGGTTCCCGGATGCTCCAGGACGCCGGAGGGAGCAGCACCGTTTGCAAAGAACTTGCTGCCGTATTCCTCGGTCGCAATCGCAAGCCCTATGGCGTTCTTTGCCATCGCAATCGGCGAGTAGCCCACAAGCCCGTCAAAGCCCAGCCCCGGAATATGCAGCACATCGGACGGCATCAGAATGACCGTATCGCCTTTGGCAAGATGCGCTTCATCCGAGGAGCGCGTGTATTGGTAGTAGAGCTGCCCGTTGGTGTCGCGGTTGACGCTCATCTTGTTTGCCATGAGCGGGTACAGTCCGATGATCTCGCCCTTGCCGTTACGGATGATCTGCGCATAGGCATTGCCGTATAACAAAAGATGAGTCATCAGCGTTTCTCGGAACACGAATGAACTCATCTCAGGATTCGGCTCGTCATGGAGCAGAAGGTATAACGGATGGTCGATGGCTTTTTCCTTGCCGCCGTCCTCCTTGTAGCGGTACATATGGAGAGGCAGTCCCGCGATAGCCTCCGACAGGATACGCACACAGGCATATACCGCCGTCATCTGCATGGCAGAGCGTTCGTTTACGATCTTGCCCGCGGACGAGCCGCCCATGTAAAAGGCGTAGCTGCTGCCGGGAGTCCTGTTTTCAGGCTTATCCCTCGACCGAAACAGTCCGCTGAATATTCCCATAAAGATCACCGTCCTTTCAGATAAACAAAAGACCGCGGGTGTCGTAAACACTCTCGGCCGTGTCATTGCCGCAGCGGATAGCCCGGTCAAGAGCCATCACGGTCGCCACGGCACCGTCTATTTTCTCCGTTGACTTTTCCTTGTCGGGCTTGATGTTCCCGGCAGGATCAGTCCGCACATATATGTTGTCCATCATCCAGCGCAGGACGGGATGCCCGCCGTGCGCGATGCGTTCCTCCAAGGTCAGCTTCATCAGTTCCTTGGTCGGAGGGGACATATCCTTGAAGCCCTGTCCGAACGGCACGACCGTAAAGCCCATGCCCTCAAGGTTCTGTACCATCTGAACCGCTCCCCAGCGGTCGAAGGCAATCTCCCTGATGTTGTAGCGTTCACCCAGCCGCTCGATGAATTTCTCGATGTAGCCGTAGTGAACGACATTGCCCTCCGTGGTTTGGAGGTATCCCTGCCGTTCCCACACGTTATACGGAACATGGTCGCGGGCTACCCGCAGTTCCATGTTTTCTTCCGGTATCCAGAAGAACGGGAGGATGATGTATTTGTCCTCCTCGTCAAGAGGCGGGAACACGAGAACGAACGCCGTGATGTCCGTGGTGGAGGACAGGTCGAGACCGCCGTAGCAGACGCGGCCTTCCAGTTCATCCTCGACAACGGCGAAGGAGCAGGCGTCCCATTTCTCCATCGGCATCCATCTGACAGCCTGTTTTACCCATTGGTTGAGCCTTAGCTGACGGAAGGAGTTCTCCTCGGCTGGATTCTGCCTTGCCGACTCGCACGCCGCCTTGACCTTGTCGATGCCGACTGTGATGCCCAGGGACGGGTTCGCTTTCTTCCACACCTTCGGATCAGTCCAGTCGTCTGATTCATCCGCGCCGTATATGACGGGATAGAAGGTGGGATCGATCTTCCTGCCTTCGAGGATGTCTTTTGCTTTCTGATGCGTCTCGTAGCAGATGGAGTGAGTATCCGTACCCGCCGTGGTGATCAGGAAGTAAAGCGGCTGCATCCTCGCGTCGCCGGAGCCCTTCGTCATGACATCAAACAACTTTCGGTTGGGCTGGGTATGAAGTTCATCGAACACCACGCCGTGGATGTTGAAGCCGTGCTTGGAGTAGGCTTCAGCCGAAAGTACCTGATAGAAGCTGTTGGTCGGCTGGAACACGATGCGCTTGGTGGCGGTCAGTATCTTGACTCGCTTGGCAAGCGCGGGACACATCCGCACCATATCCGCAGCCACATCAAAAACGATGGCGGCCTGCTGTCTGTCGGCGGCGCATCCGTACACTTCGGCGCGTTCCTCGCCGTCACCGCAGCAAAGGAGCAGGGCGACAGCGGCAGCGAGTTCCGACTTGCCCATTTTCTTCGGTATCTCGATATACGCCGTGTTGAACTGCCGATAGCCGTTCGGTTTCATAATGCCGAAGATGTCCCGTATGATCTGCTCCTGCCAGTCGATCAGTTCAAAGGGCTTACCCGCCCATGTGCCTTTGGTGTGGCAGAGGCATTCGATGAAGGATACGGCATAATCGGCTTTTTCCTTGTCATAAACGGAGTCCTTCGCCTTGAACTTCGTCGGCTTGTATTTCTTCAGATGTCGCAAGACGTCACCTCCTCGTGGCATAAAAAACAGCCGCATCGCTGCGACCGTCAAAACTATCTGTACGAGAGACAGAGCCTTTCGGCTCGTCCCTTTTGTTATTTGCTTTCTGTGTTTACTGCTGCATCGCCCAGGCTATGGCGTGTCCGTCATCCTCGAACTCGACCTCGCTTGCCGCCCGCAGCCCGATGGTTCCTTCGCAGGTATGGTCATCGTCAAGGAACTCGTAAGTTGCTCCGAAGTAGCAGGGCTTGTTCTGCCCGTTGTAGAAGTATCCCGCGATGACCACCTTGTCTCCGAAAGTCAGCAGCTTGCTCCATCTGCATTCCAAATCCTCCGGTGTGGTGGGGTTCGGCAGTCTGTAGGTTCTCATTGCATCGTTGATCGTCATGGTCTTTGTCCTCCGTTTTCGGTGTTTTCCCTTTCGGTATGTACATATATACTCTGAAAGCACATAATAGCAAGTCATTTCCGAGAATAAATGTACCAGAGTATCGCGGCGGGAATTGTGTACTTTACTCCTCGCCGTAGAGGATGAAATGCACATATTCCTTGCGGTTCTCTTCGAGGAAGGTCACCAGTTCGTAGAAGTCGCGCTCATAAGCGAGGCGC